ATCTATATAGAATAACAATTCTCTATCCCATATAGAGCCTTTCCTTGGCTTTTTCATTCCACCCCACATTACTGTAGCGTTTGTTATTTCGTGCATCCAGATGTAAGATATAGCGTCTTTAAACCTCCAAACTATACACAGTGGCAAGTCTCTATGTAACGCCTCTTTCTGGCAGTGTTGTATTTTTCTTACAGATGTCCTGACTCTATCTACCTCGCTGACGTTAAACTTCATGCTTTTAACTTCACAAAGGGAGACAACCTTCATAGTTCTATTATCTAGAATCTCTGCGTCTACAGGAGCGTACTTATCTAGTTGCTTGAACGTTAAGTCTTTACCTTCGATAAGTATTCTTAAAGTCTCTTCCTCTCTAGTCCTATCCTCGCTGGTCTCAAACCTAGGCTCCTTTCTCATGGTCTCTCATGTTCCATTCGTAACTATACGTAGTAGGTGATGGTTCTGTATGATTCCTAACCCTATCCATCTCGTCTCTTAATACTTGTAGTAGTATAAAGTAGCCTGTAAGATCCATAAGGTCGTTCTCACTAAGGTAGTTACTCTTACTCTTGATCCTATTAATTTTGTCGTTGATCCTAGCCTGAATAGCATACATAGGCTCCACCTCGAATAGTACTCCTTTATCGAAGACTGAGTTACCATAAGACCTATTCTTCTCTAGGAGTAAGTCTCTGATTTCGTCACATTTTTGTTTGATTTTTTCCTGCATCTCTCTTGAATTAAATTTAACTTCTACTTAACTTTTACTGGTCTGCTTATGTGTATGTTTGTACCATGAATAAATTCACAACGTTTACATACGTCGCCATCATGATAGTGGCGTACCTTTACGGCACATTGCTGTAGGGGGAAGAATCGAACTTCCACGTAGAGGTTAGCTAAAGGACAAGTTGTGCACATTGGTGGTCAACCCTCTATCCTAAGTTTATTCCTTGATCTACGCCCACGAGACAGGTGGGTGTGTCTGCCAGTTTCACCACCCTACAGTGTTTGTTACTTGAGTATTTTTCTGTACTCTACTACTGCTACAAACACGCAGATTAAGACTACAGATAGGTAAATCATTTCCATATTTTCAGTGCTTTAATAAAGTGCAAAGATATTAAAATATTCAACCCTTTACTATTTAATTTTCAATTAGTTAGTAGTAAGAACGAGGAGAAACTCCCACAGCCTCTCCCCGACTCTCACGTGTTGATTTCTAAATCCCGTTAGAAATGCCTGCTTCCTAGGGCAGGACTTTTTGTGCCCAACTCACGCTTGGTACTCTCGTATGTCAGCAGCACTCACGTAGCTTGCTCACGCACTAAGGCTAGACAATAAATTATAGTAGAGGCATCACGTACCACGAATAGCCTTGGGGTTGCAACCGACTTGTTACAGTTTAAGGTCTAGGTCGTAAACCCCCCTCCACTTGCTGATTCTTAATGAACATCGTGAGACAGACAAATAAAGTCGTGCTCAATGATGCCAGTAATTTTTATCTCAACCTCGTTGGTAGATTTGCATCTTATCCTTAAGGTATTCATCAAGTGATTAATTTTATATAGTTCTTCAGGAGTTCTTCCCGTCGTACAAGTCGTGTATGCTGATTTTTTCCAAGCCTTTGCTGGCTTCTTTATCCCCTTCACGTAACGAATAACTCTCCACTCGTAGTTTATCGTAGTATGATATATTTCCTTCTTCATTTCTTAGAATGTCTACTAGTATATCTAACTTACCCTCCATGGAGGTGTACTTATCTTCAAGTATATTTAATAATGATTTCTTCATAACGTCCTCTTGCTCTTTAGTTACTACATCAACCTTATCCTTAAGTTCTTTAATTTCAGGATCGAACCTATAACTACTTACTACATAATTGTAGTTATGTATTAGAGTAGAGTGGTGAAGACCCATCAGCTCTCCCATCCTTGTCCAACCCATGTTGTATCTCTCCCTAAGTAGGTACACTAATATCTTCCTAGCGTTAACCCTCTTCTTCTCTCTCGTATTCTTTAATATCCCTGCTTTAGATAATCCCGTAGCGTTAGATACTACTTGTATTAAATTCTCAAATGCTTTCTCGTGTTTCATATCAGTTCTTTAATTAAGGTTTTTGTTGCGTAAATAATAAATATTAATCCCATTGCAAAGTCTATGGTTTCCATGTTGTCATAGTTAGAATGAATCTGTTGGTTGTGCTGCTATAAATTTCTCTTCGTAATCTGCTGGGTCACTAAACTTGGTGTATTCCTTCTTAAACCTAAGAGGTAGTGTTCCCGTACCAATGTTCCTACCCTTAGCAAATATAAGGTCTACAAGTCCCTCTGTAGGTTGTCCTGCGTCGTCTGTCATTATACCGTAATACTCTGGTCGGTATACAAGCATAACAATATCTGCTGCTTGCTCGATCTCTCCTGACTCACGAAGATCGGATAGACTTGGTCTACAACCATCTCTTCTCTCTACACCCCTACTAAGCTGCGATAGAGCTACGATAGTTACGTTCAGCTCTTTAGCTATGTTCTTAAGCTCACGAGCTACTACAGCTACCTCCTGCTCTCTAGATGCTCCCGTAGCCTTAACAAGTTGCAGGTAATCCACTAAGAAAAACTTAACATCCTTTGTGATAACGTACTGACGTATCTTGTTGAGGAGGTATCGAAGGGACGAGTCTTTACACTCATCTATGAATAGGCTTGTATTCTCAAGCTTACCTATAGCCCTATCGACTCTCGTAAGTTCTTGGTCTTCAAGGGTTCCCTTCATTATATACCTATTATTAACCTCACTCTCAAGGGACACTAATCTTTGTAACAACTGCGTATCACCCATCTCGTATGAGAATACTGCCGCAGGGACGCCTGCCTTGGCACAGTTGTAGCAGAACGATAACCCTAGGGATGTCTTACCCATAGATGAAGCACCACCTATGACTATAAAATCAGTCTCTTGCCACCCACCAGTAAACTTATCTACAGACTGGAATCCAGTAGGTAGACCGATCATGTCATCTGAGTCCATCCTTCTTCGGATGTCATCGTGCAACACCTTTAGTTGTTTCTTGATGTCGGGTATATCACTACCCCTGACCTCTGATATAGGCTTGAGTTCTGATTCTATAAAGTCAAGGATGCTAAACAAGTCCTCGTTCTTGTTAATCTTATTACTTGTGAGGTCAATTAGTTTCCTAAGCCTGACCTTCTTTTCTTCTTGTGATAGGTACAGAACTAAGTGTTCTGTATTGTAGTGACTGAAATCTTTAGCGTAGCACTCAGCTATTCTATAGTCAGCCATAGAATCCTTAACTAAGGATGATAGCACAACCATATCAACTACCTCACCTTTATCTAATCTATCTGATACAACTCCGTATATCTTTCTGTTTAAAGGATCTGAGAATATGTCTCTATTAATTATACTATGGTTATCGTAATACTCTTTGGTGTAAGTCATGATACGACCAAGTAGCATTACCTCCATCTCTGTATTATCTTTCATCGGTATGGTATTTTGGTTTAACGTATCGGTTTGTTTTCTTGGTGTCTAATTTCACTTCACTCTCCCAACCTCTATTTCTTATCCAAGTTGATGGCATCTTTCTATACTGCTTATCTGGCGTAGAGTCCACGTATGCCTTTACACCTTTAACTGCTTCAAGCATATCTTCTAGCGTTAGGTTCATAAAAGAGGTTCTTGCTCTACCTTTATCTACTCTTTTGTCGTATAGATTCCAAAACATCTCAAAGCCTTTTTCTTTTCTCTCATCTTCCTCAGCCTGCTTCTCCTGAGATTCAAAGCGAGCATCTGTGGTATTAAGGCAATGATTGATATTGTTAAAAGAAGCCAGAGCCTCCATCTCGTTGTTAAAGATAGCATCATGTTTGTTGTCTGTAAAGTGAAAGTGTATAGTACGACCATCAATCTCTACAAAATTTAATCTATCTGTAATTATTATGTCTGTATCTGATACTCTTAATCTCATAGTGACAGTGGTTTTTGGTTAGGGTTTAAAAAAGGAGGGGACTGAGCCCCTCCAATAATTAAAACGGTAGATCGTCAACCTTCTCTTCAGCTTTCGCTTCAGGTTTAAAGGTGTCTACTTCAACGTAGTGAGTCTTACCGTACTGGTCAGCACCATCACGTTTCTTTGCGATTTTCAACTTGATGTACTTTTCTCCATTGTAGTCGAAGATGTGTTCACCAGCTTCACTTTTAAGTTTGGTTAGGTTTAAAGAAAACTCTACCAAATCTCCATCGAACTTCTCAGTTCCGTTTGCAACGTAAATTTTTTGTGTGTTACTCATAGCTTTCAGCTTGATTAAAATAATTAACTAATGCCTCCCTTTGCGTTATATGTAAATACCTTGCGATTTTTCTAACGTGCTTAACTTTAAACTCGTCAGGTTTATCTAAGTATTTATATAGGGTAGGTCGACTTAACCCTATTCTTTCAGATAGCCAAGATATATTTAAATCAGCCTCTTTTAATGCGTCTTTTAATGTCATAGTGTATCCATTACAAGGTGTTCTTCAACAACCTCTTCGTTATCAATAAAGAACCTTCTATATGTATCAAGTAGATACTTATACTCATCTCTACCCCTTGCAAGAAAGTCTTCTCCTGCGTAGAATATAGATACGTTATATGGTCTTTCTTTCTCTTGTGTTATAAACACGAACTCATCACAATTAAACCCATCCATATAGAATGCTGACTGCCTATCGTAGCCGTACTTCTTACAAGATCCACTGAACCCATAAAAGCTACCATCTCCCGTAGTCTTGAGGTCTACAAGGGTGCTACCATTTCTATAGTCAGCCTTACCTTTACAGAACACTCCAGTGTCTGGGTCTTCCCAAGCGTTAGCTATCTCCCTCTCTCCTTGCGATTGAAGGAGGTCTCTTACCTCAGCATGAGAGAATAGAACGTCCTGCATACGCATGATTCTGTCGTATTCTTTCTGTAGGATAATAGTAGGTGCGTCAGGGTTCTCAGCCTTAAAGTCTTTGTACCCCTTAGTAGTCCTTGTTGCAGAAGCAAATACCTTAACTTTGTCGTTAAACTCGTTAGGCTCAAGCATAGCTACGTGGTACGCCCTACCAAAGATCATCGGGAAAGTTTCCAACCTAAGCTCAGGGTGGTCTCTCATCATCTTATAGGTTCGAACATCTTTCTTTATCAACCCCAACTGAGAATTTGTAACAAAGTCATAGTCTGAGTAGTAGAAAGAGTCGTCCTCTAACTTACTTATAAAGCTATCTAAAGCCATTACGCTAAGGTTTGGGATAGTTTAAGAACCTTCTTAAGGTTGTCAGACTGAGTCTTGGTAAGTTCGTAGCCGTTCATTTTCTGCTTAACTACATCTCCTTTGCCGTCCTCAATAGCTTTAAGCATATTCTTATACTTATCTGATGTCAACTTAGGTTTAGATGCTGGTGCTGACGATTGCTTACGTGCTGGTGCTTTATCTACTGCACTATTACCATCATCATCTCCCGTAACAACACCTACAAAAGATGCTAAAGCGTACCTACGAGCATAGCTAATTGCTGAACCTACACCATGAGCATCCTCCTTACAAGGAATGTAGCACGTAGATTGTAGATACTCTCCACTTGAATGTGACATGAT